GGTAGGGCATGGGTAGGGCATGGAAAAAAAACAGCCACACCAAAACACACAAGCGATGTGTATGGCGTGGCTGGCGTGGCTAGGCGTGGCTAGGCGTGGTATCTGATATAATATATCATCTTATTGGCAGATTTCCGCGATTTAGGCGGCTGCTTGTGCCGTTTCACGTGGTCGTGGGCGGATCATGCGTGGATCATGCGTGAACGAACGGGGTACATGGGGGTATTTTTCAGGCCGCTGCTGATCAATCCCTAGTCAGATTTTTCCGCCAAAACATTCAAGGGCTATTAGTCAGTGTCTCTATTACCCCTCTATCCCCTATAATATAGATATAAGGTATGTATCAAACACTGACTATCCCCTCTTATAGCCTCTTATAGCCTCTTATAGCCTCTATACCCTCTATAGGTATGTAACCCCACCCAATCCTATGGTGTCGGCTAATTAATTATTCGCAGATTTCCGTGCCAATCATCTCTTGATCCCCCTGGCTCGAATATCAGCCCTGGTTCATCATCCAGGAAGTCATCGATCTCCCTGTCGATAGCCTCCTGTCTCGCGATCTCCTCGCTCTCCTGGACATCCATATCCATATGTTCGATCCAGTAGTTCACGGCCATCGCAACTGCTTCCAGCCTATCATCGTGCCCCAGTGACCCACGGTCTTGTGTGATCCTGGTCATCTGGTGGAACAACATATACTGCAACTGCTTCTCAGCGGACACATTGTCATCCCGTACATTGTAGTCATCTTCAATGACCTCCCGTGTCACCACCAGCTTATGTTGGTTCATCACGGGTTCCAGGGTATCGATGATCCTCCGCTCCTTCTGCCCGGTGTGCCGCACCTCTGTCAGTGTGACGGGGTACCCTCTTTTGAGGATAGGCTCTAGAACTTTACCAAACATCCCGTCCCCGTAGTTACTCTCGTACACTATCTCGTTCACCGACCACCTTTTGGCGATAAGTGTCAACGCTTCCAGCGTGGCATCTGAGTACCCATCACGGAATCCCCCACATGCCAGTAGGTATATAATCCCCTTATGGACTTTAGTTACCGACCACCCCGTCTCATCCGCCCCCCTGCCTGAAGGATCTATTGTCATCACTGCACCATCCCATGCCCCCCACTGGTCTTGTGGGGACATATACATAGGCTCGTGGTAGTGATCTCCATCCAGCCCCACTGTAGTGAGGTCTTCGATGACCAGGGGTTTATTGGATGCCCATTGGACAAGTGGAGGGGCTACAGACCAGGAGGATGCGCCTGATACGACTATGAGGTCTGCCAGTTTCAGTGGGTACCTGAGAGCATCGGAGACCCTTGTATCCAGCATGAACTGTAGTGCGAAGCCTGTCCTCCCGTAGGAGGTCTGGCGTTCCACTAGATCCATATCATCGAATCTCATGGGGTCTAGGGGTGTGCCAACTTTTGTCACCCCGATCTGTTGGCTTATGAAAGGTGATAAGTTATCGCTGTATGTGTGATCAGGCATCCTTGCTGGCCAGATCCGTAAGTTGTAACCCCGCTGCGTCAGCTTGAGGTACAAGGTTTGCTCAGTCTGGGGGGTGCCCAGGAAGATTACCTGTCCCCCAGGTTTCAGGATAGCATCGAACTCCTTTACGAGTTCAGACAACTTATCCCTCTGTGACTGTGTCAACGAGTTGCCTGGGGTCTCCACGTCATCCGCTACGATCAAGTCTGCGCGGGAGCCTGTTAATTGCCCTGTGATACCCACACTCTTCACGCTTGGGCTTTGGTCAGGCAGGGCTGAACGGACATCGAAACTGATGTTAGAGTTCCTTTGATCCGGTCCTGGGATTAAGTGCTGCAATACTGGGAGATCAGAAATGAGGCGTTTGACAAACACACTGAAAGCGTCTGCCCGTTCCTTCGTTTGCGATACCACCATGATTTTCATCTGTGGGTTACGCATCAAGGACCAACACACGAACCCGGATGTGATCCAAGATTTACCTACGCCTCGAAATGCTTCAATGATGAACCGGCGTGGTCCTTCCTGAAGGTAACTCGCAATATCGTACTGGACGGGTGTTGGTGAAGGCAGGTTCAATTGTCTCCACACGTACCAGAGGAATTTTCGGAAATCGTCGTATAGGGGCCAAAGCTCCTGATCCACCCCGTGTTCGGGGTGCTTCCACCATGGCATGGCATTCCTTTCGGGAAATGATGCTTATTGCATGAAAAATCGTCCCTCTAAGAGGGCTGAGAGGGCTATAAATAGGTTTTATATGCTAGGGTGCCAGCCAGGGGCACTTTCCCCTGTATCGCGCTCCTAGGCCCTCTACCGTCTAAATCGATTTTATCGGGTGAACATTGGCTGGTAAAACGTCATCCAACTGCTCTAATTCGGCGGCGAGGTTCCCTAACTGGGAGTTTTTCGCACCATCTGCCTCAATACCATTATCCTTGAGGAATTGACGTGCTGCATTGAGGAGGGCGGGTGCCGCATCCCCATCCTGGATCTGACGTGAGAACTCTCTCGCGAGTGCCCCATGCAAATCACCTAGCTTGTCTTCAGTGGCTTTACTCATTTACCAAACTTCCCTGCTAACGCACGTATTCCGAATGATGCGGCCACTGCTGCACCAAGGAACGCTTTGTACCAATCAGGCATAGTTGCAAGCACCCTGAACCCTTCCTCGACTACCGGCACAAACACCGGGAAGAAGGAAAGGACCATCGGGATAGAGAATAGAATAACGAACCACTCATCTTTCCAGGAGGTCATGGCCCCCTTTGCCATCAATGCATTCCAATCGGCTTTAGACTCCGCTTGTTTCTTGATGACAGTTACTTCGGCATCTACACGCGCCTGGGCAATCTTGCCCTTATTATCCACCCAAGTCGTCCCAAGTTTGAACAATCCTGAGATTAATGGGCCTATAAAATTAATCATTGAATCTTCCCTCAAGCCTATCGATACGATTGGACAAGATCCTGAGATCCTTCTCAGCCTCTGATTTTGAGTAGTAATCCAGACTCGCGGTATTGATCGCACCTTGGAGTGTTTGTACCTGGACCTGTAACACCGCGATGCTCTCCTTATTACTCGTCACGGTAACTCCTACCCACAGGATTAGGGTCACCAGGATAGCCCCTACGATTGTCTGTATATGGCGTTCTGTTATGGATGGCTTTTGAGGTGTCGTGTTCGACATTATGATTTACCTCCGGGGGGTACAGCAGGGGCCGGTTCTTCAGAGATTGGATGCATTGCCTCCCCCGTACCAATCATGCAGGACAATCCTTCTGGGCGGTTGAGTATAATTGTGAAGCTCCCAGCCTCATTCACCCAGATCTCAATCATGTTCCCGTTTGCTATCCCGCGAAGTACCACTTTTTCTTTGTGCTCTGGACCACTCAGTGATTCAACCACAACGTCTCTAGGTGCACACGGCATCCTCTGTTGGGCGACAACGCTGCTTGGTATTAAAAAAGCCGCCAGGACGGTGGCGGCTGCTATGGCCATGGCAATGGCGAGTGCGCGGGTCATGGCGTGTCGTCAATCTCCACGATCTCAGCCTCGCCAGCCTCGACCTCTTCCATCATTCTCGCGTAGTCCATGTTAGATTCATCGGAAGGAATGTTCACGTTTGGGGTGCCCTCTGCCGCATAATATTTTGTGCGACCATTTTCGATATGCTTAAAATATTTCATGGCTATAACTCCGCTGATGCTTGCAATGTCTGGCCAGATTTAAGTTCCACAAAAAGACCGTTTCCATCCACGTATCCTGAACCACCGGCAACTGTAGCGGTCACACTATGAAGCCCTGCGGCATTGGTGGACAGAGTGCCATCAACCCCACCAGCAGATGAATCAACGGTGCTAAAAGTTCCCCACGTCATGGTTGGCGCTGCCCTCATTGTAGTTGGAAAGTCTAACCCGCCAACAATACCAGTTGACGTACTCCTACAGGTTCCAGACAGACCAACTCCACTGGCGGTTGTCCATTTCACATAATAGCGTTGGCACTTCGATAAGCTCGTCCCGTAGTCGATTTCGTGTTCAAAATCTGTCGCAACGCTGCCAACTTCTAGCTGCCAGCCAGTCGTATAAATATTATTAGATGTCGAACTAAG